AAGCTACGACGAAGAAGAATTGAATAATGACGGTGGTGACACTAACGGCAAAAGTACAGACTTTGGTTTCTATATTGCAGGATCACAAAAAGACGGTAAATGGGAACGATATCGAAATATGGATGATATTGAATACGGCCTAACAGAATGGTTTCCCGCTAAAGTCAACCCAGAACGCACAGGCAAATATAATGTCAAGACTAAAGACGGCTACAACTATCAAGCTATTTGGAATGGCGAGTTCTGGCACAACGATTGGAACGATGAAAAGATCAAAGTTAAAGAATGGCAAGGAATTGCCTATGATCCGGACGAACACTTTTTGCGTGAAGAACTAGATAATATCATCTTGGAGAACTAAAATGGCTGATTGGACTGTATCAACTTACTATAAAAAATCCATCGAAGAGCATGAACACTTTACCAAAGATGGCATGGAAATTGTTCGCAAAACAGGATGGAGATCTGGTAGCTGGAATGTAACTACATCCGACGATAATCCTCCAGAATTTCAGTTTGACTATGTTCCAGGTGGCGACGGAAGTAAAGACAGCGTTGATATAAACAACTTTCCCGGGCCTAACATCGAAGATGTTGAGCTGATCGAAACATTTGACGGTTGCTGGGAAGATGTAGACTGGCCTGAAGACATGGACGAAGAAGAACGTGAGCGTCTAGAAGCGTTAATTGAAGAAGAAGGATTTTATGCTCTTGAAGAAGAGGAAGGTTGGATGCAATCCGATACAGAGATGTGGCTTTGGGGTCCTATCCTAATCGAAGGTGAAAACGATTTTCGTAAGATCATTATTGCTGATAAAGATGGTAATGTAACCGACTTTAAGGATGAAGATGATGAAGTGTAATTTTTGCGGTGAAGAAGTAAAAGAAAACGGTATTGGATGCGATTGGCGGCAAGGACGATGCCCACATCGTACGCCTATGTTAACCGATTACCACTTCAGATATTATAATTTAGTACATTGGATCAAGGGCCTTTTTAAAAGATAAATATATGCGTACATTACTAAGGTGCCTGCGGGGCCTAGTATAAGGAGACTAAAATGACAGACATACATGCTAAACCCATCGTCGATGGAAAATTCTGGATTGTAGAACAAGATGGCGAGAAAATCGCAACTCTACATAAAAAAGAAAATAATAAATTCGTCTTGAGTAGCACCAACGGCGAGATGATGTTTAACAAGAAAGAAGATCTTACAAAAGAATTTGGTAAGGGATTTTTCTTAACTAGCGAAAAAGTCAAAGTTACAAAAGCCGAAGAAGTAAAAGAATGTCATGGCTTTCCAACTTCATGCAAACCATTTAACGCTATGTTCGATGTTCAACGTCGTTTACCATTATTTACAAAAAGTAATCAAAGTAGAAGTCTATACTGTGCCGGTTACTACATCATCAAATTTGACAAAGGATGGGTCAAGAGTTTTTGTCCTAAAGCAATTACAATTGAACGTTACCCGTACAAAGGTCCATTTAAAACTGAGATTGAAATGAAACAGGTATTGACCAATGCAAAATCAGATTAACTTATCACCAATTACTCAGTTTGTCCAGCAAATTAGAGTAGCTGAACAAACTCAGAGTAAAGAAGTTAAATTAAACATACAGCAGGCAAGAATGCTAATGCTATCTCTTGTAGAATGCATGGATAAATTAAACCGTGATTACGAAACGCTTTATAACGACCTTAAACGCAGTACTGATACTGAAGTTATTAATGTAAGTATGGACGGTGGAGGGTTTGATAACTCTAAATAAGAGATAAATATATGCGTAGTTAATTGGAGGCTTATTTGATGAGTAGACCCAAGCCACGCATATTATTAGAACATACAAATAAAAAAACTTACAAATGTGAACAGGTATTAGAAGCTGACGCCATCTGGGCTGTCTTCTTTAAAGGCGAGCCTTTCAATTTAAAAAGTTTCAATAGCTTAACAAGTTATCCCGGACCTAAATATAAAAAAGTTTCATTTAGTAATCCCGGTCATGCCCACAATCTCGCCAAAAAATTAAATTTAACATTTGGTACAAATGATTTCCAAGTAGTTAAATTAACATCTGGTACTATAGTAAAATGATAGAACGAGATGTGCTAACTAAAATCTTTTTACAACAATGGGGCAAAAGCATAGACGATGCCAATGTTCAGTTGTACTCAAGAAGATGGTGGCAATCAAATCGTGTAAACAAACAAACAGCATTTAGACTAAGTGAAGAAGGTTTTGAGTTCCTCGTAAATGATTTGGAATTGAAATCATATGAGGTTCCATTCACCGAGCCGATCGAACTTAGTCCCCAAACTATTATCTTTTTAGAGAGATATGTTGACTGTCCATATTTCTTAACTGAAAGTAGTATAACAGTTTTCTCTGAAAAAAAGAGTTTCGAGCTTTACTTGTTTTCAGACGACATCCGAAAATTTGGACTAATTAAAGCAATGAACGAGCGTCAAAAAGACATAAACTCTGAAAAATAATAGTTGACAGTACCACCTACTTCGCTTATAATACACACATAACGCAACAAATTCCGTTTGTAACACACTTTTTAAAGGATATAAAATGAGCGAAGTTATTAGCCGCACAGTTGGCCCAAAAAATGCTAAAAAGTCTTTGCGTAAGGCTTTTAAGAACAAGCGTCCGATTTTCCTTTGGGGGCCTCCGGGTATTGGTAAATCCGATATCATTAAGCAACTCGGTGACGAGCTAGATGCTCATGTTATTGATGTTCGACTCTCACTTTGGGAACCCACTGATATCAAAGGTATTCCTTACTTCGATTCTAATGTAAATAAAATGGTTTGGGCACCTCCTCTAGAATTGCCCGATGCTGAAATGGCAAGCCAACATAAGCAGATTATCCTGTTTATGGATGAAATGAACTCTGCGGCTCCTGCTGTACAGGCGGCGGCTTATCAGCTGGTTCTTAACCGTCGTGTTGGTACTTATAAACTTCCTGATAATGTTGTAATGGTTGCCGCTGGTAACCGTGAAAGCGACAAGGGTGTTACTTATCGTATGCCTGCGCCGCTGGCTAACCGCTTCGTTCACTTGGAAATGACTGTTGATTGGGAAGACTGGCAAGATTGGGCTGTTGAAAACAAGCTACACAAAGACGTTGTTGGTTTCCTTACTTTCTCTAAAAAGGACTTGTACGATTTTGATCCTAAGTCAGCGTCACGTGCTTTTGCAACACCTCGCTCATGGTCTTTTGTTAGCGAACTACTTATCGATGACGACTGTGACGAAAATACCCTTACAGATCTAACTTCTGGTGCAGTCGGTGAAGGTCTTGCTGTTAAGTTTATGGCGCACCGTAAACACGCTAGTAAGATGCCTAATCCATCGGACGTACTCAAAGGTAAAGTTAAAAAGATGGATTCATTGAGCACTTACAAATTGCCGCTCGATCCAGATGAGATTAAATGCTTTGACGACTTCCATGCTAAATTTGGCAAGTACATCGCCCAAGCAACAGAGAAGAGCTAAACAAGTTTGACTCGATTGACACCGCCTACGGGCGGTGTTATAATATATACATAGTGTAAAGGAGCAAACAATATGGCACATGCCGATCCAATTATTGACAAGATTATTGTAGCACGAGTAGGTCTTCTACTTCGTCATCCGTTTTTTGGTAATCTTGCGACTCGTATGAAAATCCAAGAAGCCGAAGATTGGTTGCCAACTGCGGCTACAGACGGACGTCATATATTTTTCAATCGTAAATTTTTCAAGCCTCTAACTGTTAAACAAGTAGAGTTTGTTATTGCTCATGAAATCCTTCATGCTGTATTTGATCATATGAGCCGTCGTGAAGGTCGTAATCCGCAGGTATTTAACATTGCCTGTGACTATGCTGTAAATGGTCAAATTGTTCGTGATAAAATCGGCGACTACAATTTACCCGACATTAAAATCTTCCATGATCCGAAATACTATGGTTGGTCTGCTGAACAAATCTACGATGAGATTTTTGAGAAGTATGACGAGCAAGAACTTGCCGCACTAGGTCAATTGCTCGACGAACATCTCGACGGTGACGGCAACGGTAAAGATGGGCAACCTAAATATAGCAAAGACGAGTTGAAAAAGATTCGCGATGAGATGCGTGAAGCTGTTATGCAAGCCGCGCAGGCGGCGGGTGCAGGTAATGTTCCAGCAAGTATCGCTCGTATGATCAAAGATTTTACTGAGCCGAAGATGAACTGGCGAGAAATTCTTCGTCAACAAATCCAAAGCACTATTAAGAATGACTACACCTTTATGCGTCCTAATCGAAAAGGATGG